GATCAAGGTTAGATACTTCGAGTGATGAATACTATGCAGAAATTGATAAGCAGATGAAGCTTGCATTTCCGCAGAAATTTGATACAACTGATACCAAGGAAACGACCAAACCGGTACAACAAGTAGCTTCAGCGAAGCGAAGTACGAATACAGGTCGCAAAAAGGTCAGACTCACTTCTTCTGAACTAGCAATCGCTAAAAAATTAGGAGTGCCACCCGAAGAATACGCAAAACAAAAACTAAATATCACGAAGGAGGTATAAGCGTATGAAAAATGAAGACAAAAAAACTTCCCGTGCGAGTCAAACTAGAGAAAAGACAGCTCATAAAAAAAGTTTGGACTCCACCATCAAGTTTAGATACACCCCCTGCGCCTACAGGATTTAGGCACAGATGGTTAAGAGCTGAGTCCGTAGGGTTTTCGGACACTAAGAACATTCAAGGCAGATTACGATCTGGTTATGAATTAGTAAGAGCAGATGAATACCCAGATTCAGACTATCCAGCCGTCCAAGACGGCAAATACAAGGGGATTATCGGAGTTGGTGGCCTAGTGCTCGCTAGAGTACCGGAAGAGATCGCAAAACAGCGGACTGACTATTACCAAAGACAGCACGCTGATAAAGTAAAAGCAGTAGACTCCGATCTCATGAAGGAAGAGCATCCGAGCATGCCTATCAATATCGATAGACAGACTCGAGTTACTTTCGGTGGTACAAAGAAAAGTTAATTTTTTAACGATTCTACCCCCGGATAAACTATAACAATATGTTCAAAGGAGGACATAAATATGGCAAATCAAGACAGTGCCTTTGGTCTAAGACCAATTGGCAAAGTTGGCCAAAATAGAGATAACCAAGGTTTATCCGAATTTGCTATCGCGGCAAGTGCAACCGCTATATATTTCCAAGACCCAGTGAAAGCACTGGCGACGGGAACTATTGGTGTTGCAGCAGCAGGCGAAGTATTATTAGGATCACTTAACGGGATCTTCTACACGGCAGCGACAACAAACAAGCCTACGTGGGCTAACAATCTGGCAGCTTCAAATACAGCTACAGATATTGTTGGTTTCGTAAGCGATGATCCGTACGAAAGATTCGAAGTTCAAACTGATAATTCAGGTGCAGGAGCACAAACTGATATTTTCATGAACTACGATATCTTGTATGCGGCAGGCGATTCAGCTAACTACGTTTCAAAAGTAGAACTAGATGACTCAACTCTGCATTCAACTACAGGTCAGTTAAAAGTACTGGGAGTGTCCAAAGAAGTCAAAAACAACGATATAGCAGCAGCTAATCACAACTTCGTTGTTACGATTAACGAACACTTTCTTAAACAAGTAGCAGGAGTATAAGGAGGATAAACTATGGCTATATCACGAGGACAACTAGTTAAAGAACTAGAACCAGGTTTAAATGCTTTATTCGGCCTGGAGTACAAACGCTATGAAAATCAGAGCGCAGAAATATATGCGGAAGAATCGTCAGACAGAGCTTTCGAAGAGGAAGTTATGTTATCAGGATTCGCTAATGCCGCAGTTAAACCAGAAGGATCTGGCGTAACTTTTGACTCAGCTCAAGAGACGTTTACAGCTAGATACACGCATGAAACAATTGCGTTAGCTTTTGCGATAACTGAGGAAGCAATCGAAGATAACTTGTATGACAGACTAGCTTCTAGATATACAAAAGCGTTAGCTAGATCGATGGCAAACACTAAACAAGTAAAATCAGTCAATCCTTTAATTCAAGGATTACCAAGTGTAGCGACTAACATCTTTACAACTGGAGACGGATCGAACTTGTTTGCAACAAGTCACCCGACAATCGCGGGAACTGTTTCTAACACGTTGACTACACAAGCCGACTTGAATGAAACTTCATTAGAACAATCATTGATAGACATTGCAGCAATGACAGACGAAAGAGGTCTTAAAATTGCAGCAAGAGGTACTAAAATGATCGTCCCTTCTGAAAATCAATTCAATGCTGAAAGATTGATGAAATCTGAAGGCAGAACTGGAACAGCAGATAATGACATCAATGCAATTCGTTCAATGGGAATGATCCCACAAGGTTACAGAGTTAATAACTTTTTAACTGACACGGATGCTTGGTACATCATCACTGATGTGCCTAATGGAATGAAATATTTCAATAGAGCACCAGTAAAAACTGCGATGGAAGGAGATTTTGACATTGAAAACGTAAGATACAAAGCTAGAGCAAGATACAGCTTCGGCTGTTCTGACTATAGAGGTATTTTCGGCGTTGAAGGTACTTAATCTAACTTAATTTAAG